TGTTTGATTGTCCAAATATCTGGGTGTTCTGTAACGTATTGCCAGATTTAGCAATGTTGTCCGCCGATCGGTGGAAAATATGGGAGATAAATATTCTATACGGATTATCCAAAAAAAAAATATAATAGTAATATATATAGGAAGAGAATGCCCTATAAGAAACGGAACCAGCGAGGACGCAAGAGACGTGCCCCTAAACTAAACCTACGAGAACGCGTATTAAAGATAGTTAATAAACAGCGTGAAAATAAGTGTGCGATTTACGAAGTAGCGAATGGAGTTGTACCAACCGGAATGAATGTACAAGCAAATCTTCAAAAGTTATTTCCCGATATAGGACAGGGTGGTGCCTCACACCAAAGAATAGGTAATACGATTACCCTGACTAAGTTAGTCATCAGAGGTTATTACGAGGTAAATTTACCCGTATCTAATTATAGTGACCAACGGTTGCAACTGAGACAACTAATCAATAGTCAGAAAGGTTGTAAATCTGCTCGTGCTTTATTAAATGGTACAGCCGATTATTTACATAATAATCTACTGGAACCTTCGAGTCCATACATGGGGACACCCAATGAATATATGACTCCTATAAACAAAACAGCATTTAGTTGCCGTAGAAATAGACGTTGGACACTGAAAACTGGTATTCAATCAAGTGACCCAACTAACAATCAAGTTAGTGGGACTCGTTCATTTGTCTATTTCACACACACCCTCACATTCGGAAAAGGTAAAAAGTTGTTTTACAAAACAGATGGAGAAGACGAACCCGAGAATTTCCCATACTTTTTATCTGACAGCGTTAACCAACTAGGTTTTGCTACTGCGCCAATTACATCGGTTCTAAGAACGATGACTTGCTCGGCTTATTATTTTGACAGCTACGTATTTAGGAAAAAATGGTATAAAGAACTCTTCATAGAATACTATGATGAGTTCCTAGGATAATGTAAATAAGGTAGGCATCTCCCCTATTCACATTTGGAACTAAATGTAACTTACATAGAGACCACACGACACCGGTGCCGGTGTTGGGTGGTGGATGTGGGCCCAGACCCACATTCATCATTCATAAACTGGCTCTATTAAGAAACCCCCGGAGGGCAAGACGGCTATTTTGGGTTTTGACGGCAAAAACCCAAAATCGGTGTCGATACTTCTAATTTTATGTTGACATAATATTTAGGAGAATTGTGCCGATTGTGCCAGAAGGTTAAGTAATATATATATAGCGGTGTTTTTCCAAGAAGCTTGCCTTCTGCCGCTATATGTATATTACGACTTAGCACAGAATTTTTTTTCTTTGCCTAGTATATACACAAAATGAACCCTGTGTGTGGCTATGATTTTCGCTACAATGCCGACGGCATTGAAACCCATGCCCTTACTGAACGACTGCAGAAAATTGCGAAGAAATTTACCTACCAGTTGGAAAGAGGTGATACCGGGTACGAACACTACCAAGGTCGCCTCTCGTTAATCAAGAAACGCAGGAAATTTGAAGCGTTAAAACTATTCGGTGACAAACCTCCGAATTATTTTGAACCTACTTCAAATACAGATTATTTGAAGGGGGATGCCTTTTATCAGATGAAAGAAGATACCCGAATTGAGGGACCCTGGACCGATGAGGATGAACCTGCTTACATCCCGCGACAGATCCGTGAGCTGGAAGCACTCAGACCTTTTCAGCAAACGATTATAGATAGAGCTAATGAGTGGGACACTCGTAGCATTAATATCGTCCATTGCGAAAAAGGTAATTTAGGAAAAAGTTGTTTGGTGGGCTACTGTCGCGCCCACAAAATTGGTCGTGCCCTACCCCCTGTCAATGATTATAAGGACTTATTACGTATGGTATGTGACTTGCCTACAAGTCGCATGTATATGTTTGATATGCCACGGTCTCTGAATAAAGACCGTCTATATCAATTCTACTCAGCAGTGGAGACAATCAAGGATGGCTACGCATATGATGATAGATACAGTTTCAAGGAGAAAGTGTTTGATTGTCCAAATATCTGGGTGTTCTGTAACGTATTGCCAGATTTAGCAATGTTGTCCGCCGATCGGTGGAAAATATGGGAGATAAATATTCTATACGGATTATCCAAAAAAAAAAT